TTTCTGTAGAAACATAAACAGTGTTTGCATTACCAGTTATTTTTGTATCAAACTTACCATCTTCAGCACCTACATTTTGTGACGAAAAGACAGTTTTTGGATTTGATGTTCTAAGTCTACCATATGAATCGACAAGAGAACCTGATGGTGTTAATGTTTCCATCAAACCAAATACTTCATATCTGGTCACAACTTGACCAGAATCCAACTTCATATAATCAGTTCTAAACTGTGCCATTCACATTCTCTTTTAAATAATTTTCCCACTCTATAGAATCTGAACTTGCATACAAATATTGCGCTGCAAACTCCAATAACATAGGGTCATCCCTAAAATGTCCTAATCCTCTATTGCAATGATTACACAACATACCTCTAATTTTGTTTGTTTTGTGATCATGATCGACAACTAATTTTTCTTTAGAACCACAGATAACACATTCTTTAGTTTCTTCTTTAATATATTTCAAATTTTCATCGGAAATCATACTTCTATAAATACCACGATTAGTAGATTTCCTATATTCTCTGCGACATTCACGACACCAACTATCAAAACCAGATTTTGTTTTGTTGTGTGGTGGAAAATGTTCAATGTCTAATGGTTTTTCCGTTTTACAACGGGTACAACATTTTAACAATTCCATTTTTTTAAAGCCAACGCTTTACGAGTTGGTCTTCCCTTTTCATCTTTCATTGGACCTTCCACACCACCCATTCTAGCACAAAATGATTTTCTACGTTTCGCAGCTTTAGAATCTGGATCCAACTTCGATGGTTTTGTTGTAACAGCCATAGACAATTTTGAACCAGGATTTTCTCTGCGATATGATTCAATACCTTTATGATTCAAACCACCAGACTCAGACTTACCTTCTTTACGTTGCCAAGCTGGTGTTTCTTCTTCGATGTATTGTTTAAATGATTTCATTTTTTATACTATTGGTCTTTTTGCTTTGAAGGTAGTCAAATTAATACCTTTCTTTTTCAAATCATCTTCGTTTTTATCTGACATAGATGTTGCTATTTCGCCAGCATCACCAATATTTTCGTCAACTTGTGATGCTTTACCTCTACTTTTTCTTATTTTTTCACCAGTGTCTCTACCCAAACTTTCACCAGAACCAGCCATAGAAACACCAGGTTCAATATTTTTATCTATTGATTCTTCGACTTTCTTTTTCTTCCTGCTCCAGATTTCTTTGATCGTGATTTTACCTGAGATTTTATCTGAGGTGTTTCTTCCACAATCTCCGTCACTTTCTGAGATTCTTGAACCTTGCAGTCTTTCTTGCAAGTCAGCAAACTTTTTAGAAAATTCCATATTTTGTTCAACATATTTTTCCTCTACTTTTGATGATCTTAGTATGCCAAGAACCAAAGGTGCTTTTAATTTTTTGTGTCTTGGTACAGAAATATGATGTGGTGCTTTATCGTGCGTGAAAACATCATGACCACCACTTGTTCTTGATAATTTCCAACCTTGTTTTTTCAGATGACTATGAATTTGTCTGGTATCCATATTAGCACCAGCCATTTCATCTATATTGACACTTTCACTAACCAATCCTTTACCTAGTGTCAATGCCATCACAACAGAATTGTCAGAGAATGTAGATTCGTTTTCTTCTTCGATATCTTCATTCGTTTCTTCTTCATGTTTGAAACGATTTAACATTTGAGAAACTTCTTCTGGTGTATCACCAGAAATTGTAATTGAAACTGATTCATTAAGAAAATCATTAAAGTCTTCGTTGACTGGTTTTGCTTTAACTTCTGTTTTTCTTGTCTGTTGTCTTTGTTTTGTAATGTCAACCAATCTATCATGAACCACACGGTATAAAACTTCACCGTTTTTACCATAACGACCAAACCCATAATATTCAAGACCAAGTCTTGCAGCTTGTTCTGCTGCTTGAGAATCTGGACGTGCTGTTTGTTCTACACCACCTTTTTGAACTGGTAGTGTATCTTTCTTTTGCATCTCTCCAGCAATCCATTCTTGTGATTGTTCTGATGATGGTTCTGTATCGATGAAATTTTTAACATTTACAAACAACTGTTGCATTTCTTCTTTTTTCTGTTTGACAACTTCAGGTGGTGCATTTCTCAAATCTTCTGAGTTATCAAACTCCATATAATTTTGACCAAACAGTTTTGCAAGTTCTGGTCTTGAATTTTGAACAGCATTCCACTTTTCTTTTCTTATTTCTTCTGGAACAGTTCTACCACCTTTTTTACCACGTTCTATATTTCTTTGTTGAGAAACTTCATCGGCGGTGTTGACTAAAATCATTGCAGTTTCATAACCAAGTTCTTCTAATTTACTTTTGATTTTTGTTATTTTTTCAACACTGTCACCAGTACCATTAATAATTAAACCATTTCGCCCTATTAGAGCAAGTCTGTTGCGTAAATCTGTGAGATTCTTTGCTTTTGTTCGAATAAAATCTCTTTTTTCTTTTTCAGATTCTGGCATTGTTTTGTCTAGACCTTCTTTGTCCATCAAATACTCTAGTGCTTTGTCAGAATTAATTTCTATCAGCCCTTGTCCATCTAATGTGTTGGACAACACATAGTCTTTACCAGAACCAGGACCACCTGCTAAAAAGACAGCTTTAAAAATACCTTTGTCGTGAACGCCTTCATTCAAAAATGCATTAAAATCTTCGTTGATATTTGTATCTTCTTTTATGTTCATATTTTTTCTCACATCATTATATAATTCTTTTGCATGTTTTTCGTGAACATGTGAAGGAATACCTTTTTTAAATTCATTGTAGTTTCCGCTGGATGCATGTGAACGCATTTTAGAAGCAGACATTCCAGAAACACCTTCTGCGTCTGGGTCTCTTTCACCAGCGGAATGTACTTCAATCTTTTTAAAATTGTATAAAGCGTCTTTATGTGTTCCATTATACTTGTGTAAAAGTTTATGATATTCTGGAACTCTATCTGAACCAGCAACCATATGTAAATGAGTTACACCTTGTTTGTGTAATTTGGCTGCTTGAGTTAAAAAGTTTGGTTCTTCTTTTGTTGCTAGACTTAAATTTGTTTTTGGAAAAAAACGTTTAGCGTGTTTAAGTTTTTGTTCTGAACTTAGAGGATTTTTTTGTTTGTCTTGTGTGTGGGAAAGAACAACATGATGTGAAGCGTTGTGTTTTTTAGCTATTTCGTGAACTTTATCTACCAAAGCACCGTGACCAGTTGTTGGTGGATTCATACGCCCGAAAGCTAAAACAGCATGTTTTTCTTTGTTTTCTTTAAGGAAATCTTTAAATTTCATTGTTGCCTCTACAGCAAATTTATAATTTATTGTTTATTTATGCAATTCATCTTTTACAAGTTTCATTGCTGAAGCTATAATTTGATGCATGTCATAGTAGCGATATTCTGCTAATCTACCACCAAACAAGATATTTTTCTCTTTTTTAGCTTCTTCTCTATACTTTTTGAAGATTTCTGTGTTTTTATCGTCATTTATGGGATAATATGGTATCTTCGTTCTGTCGTATTCGGTTGGTATTTCTTTTGTTACGATGGTGAAATCAGACTTAGCATTCGTGAAATGTTTGTGTTCTACAATTCTTGTCCAAGGAACAGTAATGTCTGGATAATTAACTTGTGCAACACCTTGAAAGTTTTCGATTTCTAATTTTTCGTGAATGAAATCTAGAGTTCTATATTCAAGCTCACCATAAGAATAATCGAAAAATTCGTCTATTTTTCCAGTAAAAACAATCTTATCTGCTAACGCATTATAGTAGTCTCTTTTCTGTAGATAGTTTTCGTCCAGAACAACATCGATTCCATCCAACATGTTTTCAAACAATTTTGTGTATCCATCAACTGGAATACCTTGATATCTATCGTTGAAATAATTGTTGTCGTATGTGAATCTTAAAGGCAATCTTTTTATGATAAAACTGGGAAGTTCTTTTGGTTCTTTCTTCCATTGTTTCATCGTATATTCTTTGATGAGTAAATTGTAAATATCCGTACCAACAAGACTTAATGCTTGTTCTTCAAGATTTTTTGGCTCACCTTTGAATTTTTGACTTTCGATGATTGCTTTTGCTTGTTCTGGTGTAGTGCATCCCCAAACTTCATGAAAAGTATTCATGTTAAATGGTAGAGAATACATTCTACCATTTGTGTATACCTTAGGTGAAAGTGTGAAATTATTAAACTTGGAAAATTGATTGACAAAATTCCAGATATCATCATCGTTTGTGTGAAAAATGTGTGGCCCATACATATGAACATGTATGTTGTCCATTTTTTCTGTGTATGCATTACCACCGATATGTTTTCTAGATTCGACAACTAAACAACTCTTACCAGCATCAGTCATCAGACGAGCAAAAGTGGCGCCGAACCAGCCGGCGCCAACTACAACATAATCATATTTCATTCTTGTCGAACTTTCTTGTTATATTCCCAAACAGATGAGAACAACGAAGAATCGATGTTGTGTTCGTCAAGAGTTTTAATTAATGCATTAATATCTTTCGGAAAACAATATCCACCAAATCCCATTAAGCCATCTGGTCCAGGAACTTTAGTGTGTGCTGCACCAATTCTTCTATCACTGACAACGCCAGCTTTAACAGAATCAAAATTCATACCAAACTTGTCGCATATTTCATATAGATTGTTGAAAAACGCAACTTTAGAAGCCAAATACGAATTGCAGAAATATTTGATTGTTTCTGATTCTTTAGATTCAACAATTTGAATTGGCATTGTTGGAAAGAACATATCGAAGAAACCTTTAAGTTCTAAACACCATTCTTGTTTTCCACCAATAATATTTCTATCTGAATTTCTAAAATCTTCAACAGCATTTACAGCAGTTAAAAATTCTGGATTGTGAACAATTTTCAAATCTGATCTTAGTTTACAAAGTTTGTCTGTAGTACCAATAGGAACAGTTGATTTAATTACAAACAAACCATTTGTTTTTGGAACACTTTTGAAAAAATTCTCCACAAATGATAGATTACATTCGCCAGATTCCATCATCGGAGTTGGAAGACAAACAAAAATAATATCAGAATTTATTGTTTCTTCAAAACTGTTCAAACATCTATCTGGATTTGTGTCATATACATGTGCTAAAACTTTGTCTTTAAAGTTTTGATAAATTGCATTTCCGACAAAACCATTTCCAATTACACCAATTTTCATATTACTCTCCATTCATAATTTTATTATATAAAACTTTAAAATTTGTTCCTTCCATTTTATCAAACATATGTATGAAAGGAATATAATCGCTCATTAAAACATTTTGATTACCCTCAGTTTGTAATTTTGATGGTATTTGAATTTCTGGTGTATAGTTAAAAGACATTACAGGAAATTCATCAAATTCAAGTGGCATGATATTTAGAAACGAATGTGTAAGAGCAAATATAATCTCATCAACTCTACCACCACGAAAACCTCTAATGCAACCATAATCATCGTATGCGTAGAAAAACAACTTAGCTAAACTGAAAAATTTACCAAAAGTTTCATTTCCATTTTGTTTTCTTAGATAGAAAAAACCACCATGAGTATGTGGAATTTGTCTGCCAAATCTTTTTGCAACATTGTCTATATGACCCCAGTGCCAGCTTGAATCGTTTTTTCTGCCCAACATTCTAATTGGCATAGGTTGATTTGACATATATTCCCAAACTTTTTCTGGTGAATATTGACACAAAACATCCGAATCTGTGATGATAGTTTCATCATAGACCAAATAATCATCTAAATGTAATCTAGGATATAAACAGAACTTTTCAAAACCCGTATTGCACTCTCGCCATAATGCACCTGATGGTTCAAAATGAACGAACTTGTCAAACAGATTCTTTTCTTCTGCATACTTTTGGTCATCAGCCCAAATTAAAAGACTGACTGGACGATTATCACCTTGTTTTCGTATCGTGTTGACAAGCAATACACATTCATCGATGTATTGCTTGCCTAAAGCTATATAAAAATATCCTTGTGTCATACATTTCTAACAACAAATAAAATATTGTCTGTTTTTGATGTGCCATGTTAAATATCTAAAACTTCGAAAATCATCGATAATAATATCCAATTTACCTATAGAATTTGCAAACTCAACATTATAAGCATCACCCAAATGAAATTTAACCTTTTTGCAATCTTTGATGTTTTCTCTGATTTTTCTTTCTTCAATATCAACACCAATGATAATATCAACTAAATTCATCATAGATTCTCTTTTACATAATCTTCGATTTTCTTAGTTGCTTTCCAACCAAATACAGTTTTAAGTTTTTTGTTGTTTGCTTTTGTGATATATGCTTCACCAACTCGCGGTTCAATCATAACAGTTTGGTCAGAAATCATAGCAGCAAGTTCAAGAACAGATGTGTTTCTGCCAGTTCCAACGTTAAACACTTGACCATAATATCCAGTTGCATCTACTTCCATAGCAAGAAGATTTGCATTTACAGCATCATCAACGTGTGTGAAATCTCTACGCTGAGTTCCATCAGGAACAATAGTCAATGGTTGCCCAGCTTTCTTCTGTCGAAGGAACAAACCAACGATTGGTGCATACTGACCGCGGAGAGGTTCTCTTGGACCATAGATGTTGAAATATCTAAAGATAACAGTATTCAAACCAAAAAGATTGGTATACATTGTGCAAAGTTTTTCACCAGAAACTTTGGATACTGAATATGGATTCAAACAATCATCAGGCATATTTTCTTTCAAAGGTGCTTTGTTCTTTAAACCACAAGCAGAAGATGTTGAAGAATAGATTACTTTCTTTGCACCAGCTTCTCTAGCACATTGAAGAACAACACCAGTTCCCAATGCATTTGTTCTGATTGCTAAAATAGGATTTAGAATTGCTGGTTGAATTCTAGATTCTGCTGCAAGATGAAAGACATAATCAACATTATCATACAGTGGTCGTGTTGCTTCGTAATCAGCAATATCTAATTTATAATATTTTGCGCCAGGATTATGATAAAACTGTTCATGAACTTCTGAAGATTCGTTATCAATAACTACAACTTCATGCCCGCGCTCAACAAGTCTATCAACAAGATGACTTCCAATGAACCCACTTCCACCCGTAACAATCGACTTCATTTATTTCTCCTATATTTTAAAATTATGAATCAAAGCACATTTTTCGTTCGGTGCTTCAAAATACCATTGAGTGTCTGATACTTTTCTTAGTGTTCCTCTAGTATCAGACACTTCAGACCAATCACCCATACTGCATCCAGAATATCTTCCCAAGAGTGTGATTATAACATCTTGATAACAACTAAAAGGTATTAATTCATAACACTGTTTTACCAAATGTAAATTGTTTTTACTTTTTTCGAAAAAGTTTTTTGAAAACGCAGTTGCACCCATACCTGTATGAAATTTGTGTTGCCATTTTGTTCTTCTATCTTCTTCGAATGGTTCATTGTTTAAATAGTTACCCCAATAATCATACATTACTAATTGTTCCATGTATCCACAAGATACTACAGGACCAGACATATCATACTTCGGTTCAATCTCAATTTTTCTGTTTGTTTTTACATCAGTTTCAAGAAATATCAGATATTCTGGTTTGTGTTTTTCATAAATTGAAAACAACATTTCAAACCATTCATAACTAAAAGAACCTGGTGCGTGTCTTGTTTTTTTGTGCCAAAGATTATCGCCTTCGATTAGTTCTATATCATATTCACTGAATGATTCTGATACGGAATTGCCACCGTTGTAAACGGTAAGTTTTATTTCTGTATTGTGTTTTTGAAAATTTTCAATGACGAATCTTGCTCTTTCTTCATCATTACACATAAAAAGCACAGCATGATATTTCATTATATTTCTAAAATAACTTTCTTCTCAAATTGATTGTCAACAAAAGTCCAATCTCTTTTATACTTATCTTTCATAAATTTAGGAAAAACATTTTGCAATAAATTGTCCATCTCGACAAATGCTTTTGTTTTATCGTAATTGCCATATCGTTTTGGATGATACATTTGTGAACAATGAATTACTGATGCGTCTGTTTGCGTCAAATCACACAAAACTTTATCAAAACCCCAGCCAGTATAAATGTCGTATTTTTCCCACAATTCCACACATAAAGGAATTAAAGAAGTATGTATAAAAGGACCCATAACTTCGTTGAAATTTGTTACAGTGTATTTGACACCTGTTTTATTTTTCAGTATGCCATAAAACATATCTGAATCTTGTGTAACAGACATTTGAAAGATTTTTAAATCTTTCTCTTTTGCAAGTTGTAATGTTCGATTGACGTTTTGAATATCTGTGATTAAATCATCATCAAAAAACCCAATATATTCATATTTGGAATAATCAAAATCTTTAAACAATTCTTTAACAAGTGACCATTTAAATCCAGATTTTTTAATCAATCTATCATATGTGTTTTGTTCTGGTTCATAATCAGAATATTGAAACACTAATGTTTCGTATAAACGATTGTCTTTTGTGTAACGCCAATGATTTTCTTTATCGAATCTATCATCAAACGTTAATGCGTTGCCAACTGGACATATAATCAAATTATTCATATTTTTTCTCAATCATTTCTTTCCATGGTGTTCTATCATACTGATGAACCAAAGCAAAAGGTTCACCTTTACTTGTGCATACAGTATTATCTACTAAAATTGGAACATTTTCAACTAGCTTGTCACCATATTTACCTTGAATTTGTGGTCCTGTTGTTCCCAGTTGTGCAGCCCAACCATCTTCAGACATTGCAAAATTAGTAACATCTTTATATGTTTTCATGTTCAACAAAACATTTAATGCGGCTTGATCTGGACCGCCACCGCCTTCAATATAATGTGAAGTACCATTACAAAGCAAATAGATGTTCAGAAATAAATCCAACATCGTATTAAATTTACCAGAAAGTGTTCCTGCATTGAAAATTAAATTATCTTTCACATTCTCATAAACTAATGGTCCAAATGATTTGAACAGATTATTGTTTCCCCATTCTTCATCCAAATATTTAATAGATTCACAAGCAACGTTTATTTCTTTATCACCAATATTGTTTTCCAACCACACCGATGGATTGGTCTGAAAGATAACATCTTTAACATCAGTTGTTATGACGTAACGATATTCACCTTCAAACTTTTTTAGAAAATACCAAAGATGCAAAAATCTCTCAACAACAATTGAGAAATCTTGTTTGTATTCGAATTTTTTGTTTTGTTCGTTTCGACCGAATGCAAGAATTGTGTATCCTCTTTTTACCAATTCTTCAGCAACAGCGTAATCAACGTTGTAACACATCATAACTTTAACGCCGTCGAAACCACTTCTGTCGAGGGAATTAACCCAAGGTTTGATTTTATCAAATGAATAGCCAGTCATGGCTCCAATCACAATGTCTTTCATAATAACTCCAGTAAAATAATTATTTATTGTATTGCTTAAATGTTTTTAGTTTTTTACCTTGACCAGGTGTTGCGTTTTTATAGTTGTTTACCAAAGTATCTGTACCATCTTGCCCAGCACCAGATACTGGTAAAATATCAGGGCTTATATTTTTAGATTCATAAACACTAGGATGAAGTTTTACACCACTAACACGTTGAATCAAATCCCATGCTTCTTTGTGTTTTTTATTGTTTATGTGTTGTTGCAATTTTTTCTTTTGTTCTTGTGTTGCTTTTTGGTGAAACTTAAAAATTTCCATCACACCAATATTACCTGCATATGAGGCTTCTCTTAAATCATTTTTAAAATATTCAATTCTTTGTTCTTGTTTTTTTACCCATTCGTCTGATGGCTTTCCTTCGCCTTTATAATAAGCTAAAGGTCTAAGTGTTTTTTTCGAAACTAAAGCCCAACGACCATTTACAAGTTTTAACATTTATTCATCAACCTCTGGTAAGCGTTAGTATTTTTTGTATTTGTTTTTCCAAAATCGCTTTTCTATTTGGCCAATGTATATATGGTTGCTCATGTGTCTTGAGTAAATTAGTCAAAAAAGGCATCACAATTTTTTCAACTTCAGCGAGTCTTTGTTTGTATTCTTCTACTGTTTCATCTTTTTCAGCAATAATTGTTTCATATTCAGCTTCATCTACTGCTGTGAAACCAAAATCATCATCACCGTATTGTTCCATAATTTTGTTTATGTCGTATGCCATCATTGACTCCAATTTTTAGCAGCATTGAAATTTTGTTGTGAGAATTCAAGTCTATCTACCAATTTCAATGCACCACCACTTAAACGGTCAACAGCTACAAATCCTTCAGGACCAGTTACTTTAAAACCACTATCAGTTTTGATAAAAGTGTCTATAGAAGATTTGATTGTTTCTAGTTTTCTAATTATTTTTATCTTGGCTGCGATGATCAGATTCATCAAATCAAAAATAAATTTTAGTTGTGCAGAATTGTTTCTGAAAAATCTCATCAATTCATTCTTCTCTGCGATTCGCTTTTGTTTTGTTTCTTGTCTCTTTGCTTCGATTATACCATCATTTAGTTTTTCTTCAAGCCAACGAATCAAACCTAAAACGTGTTGTCTAGTGTCTTTAATTTCTTGCCCTGCTCTAACTTTAGTATTATTATACGTTTTAATATAATTGCGAATAGTATCATTTGTGCTTATTCTGTTTACAACAGATGGATTTAAAGTTTGAAATGTTTTTCCTGCTTCAGACAGTATTGAAGTTAATTCTTTAGTTTCTTCTTCTGTAAATGTTGCTGTACCAGATACATCAACAAAAGATGCATCACGAAACCAAACATCTTTTGTTGACGATAATCTTCCAATATCTATATTGAAAGATGCTCGTAAAGAATCCATTGTTTTGCCAGAATAAGATGTGTGAAAAATTATTCCCAATTGAGCATCTAACATTTTTCTAGCTAGAACAGATTGTGAAGGAACTGCATACAAAATTGTATTGGGTTGAAATGTGATATATGATTCACCATCGATTACATGTTTATCGATATCACCTTTAGTAAACATCAAATCACCTTGCAAAATACCTTTTATGTTTAATTTTGGTAAAAATGCAAGAGCTATTTTCAACTTCTCATTCAATCCAGGATTTGGATGATTGTTGTCTATATCTTGATTTGTGTAATTTAGTTTACCATCTTTGTTGAATACAGACTTTGTACCAACAAAAAACTTACCGTTTTCTGGATTGATGCCACAAATGATAGCAGGAGCACCATCCCATTTTGTTGTCACATTAACTTTAGTTTGTGAATGCCCAGCAAGCATGTCTCTTAGAGAACGCAAAAAGTTTATCGATTCTCTGGTGCCATTTATTCCACCATTTAAAATGTTATCTTCTAAATGTTCTAAATGTAAATTTGCAGATTGTTTTGATTCTGTTAGATATTCTTTGAAGTTCATTTACCAAGGGTCTCCAGAAAATTTTACGGTAGACGCTAATTTTTCAGATTCAAATTTTGCTCTCATTTTTAGTATTTTTTTATTTCCGGCGGATAGACCTATCGATTCGTTTCCTACTTTTTCAACTTTTAGTTTATTTTTCAATATTGCTGTTAATTTTTCATTGTTTAAAGGATCATCAACTTTAGCTGTTATTTTACCAATGACTTTTCCCATTCCAGTAACTTTAACATATGGTGGATACATATCATTTGAAGAATCTAACCAATTTTGTAAGATATAATCTCGCAATTGATTGTTATTCAATTTCGATAATTTAAGATACATAACATCTCTAATTTTTGACAACACCTCAGAACCCATTTCTTGTGTTTTTTGTTGTATTGTTGGTTTTGATCTAATAATTTCTTTTCTTTGTTTACTGTTTTCTGGTAATTTAAATTTTTTTATTGCTTGATTTGTGGTTTCAGATACAATAGCAGTTAAATCTATATTTAAAGAAGTCTCAACTGTTCCTATCCCGGGATTTTTAAATCCAATATCACCAGAACCTGATGTTGATTTTGCAGATAAACCTAAAAAACCATTTGCTGGGCCACTGGTAAATTGAACTAGAATATCTGTTGGATTTTTTTTAGAGTCAACATCTACACCAACAGCTTTAGATAAAACTCCAGGTCTAGCCGTCCACCATATTTTTTTTACTTTACCAGAATATTTATTTTGTTTTGCCCAAATTAAGAATTCTTTTGCCATTTGTTCGGCTCGTTCAATTTGTATTGCTGTATTTTCCAAACCAATTATTTTAGTTTTTTTTTCAAATTGTTTTTTAGCTTCAGCATCGAACCATTTTCTTCCTGCTAAAATATAACCAACATAAATTTCATTAACATCAGCCAAATTTGTATTAGCAAGTTTACTTGTAACATTGACAGCCATAAATATTCTCCCTTAGACACTATTTATCACAACTTAAACTTTAAATCCCCCAAACTTATTATTAAACTTGGATTCTCTGTCTCCAAAAGAGTTAATTGCTGGATAATCATCTTCTTGTTGACCCGAATCAGTAATACCTTGTTGTGCTGACTGTTCAACATCATACAACTTCATCTTAGCTCTGTCAATACCTATAACAAATCTTTTGTATGAACTTGGGTCAGAATAACGATTTTTAAGCTGTTTGACCATTATTTGATTCAACTGTTCTAGTTTTTCGTTTGTGATTAATGCAAACATAAAGTCTGCTGTCGCTGGCAAACCAAAAGATTCTGAAGTATCTTCAAGACCAGGGTCTGATGAAGTATAACCAGAACGTGTTGTTTGTGTTGCTGATACGATAGGAACACCATATTCAACTGCCATACCACGCAATTCTTCAGCAATCGATTTAACATATGTGTAACTATTAACAGAACCACCAGCTTTAATTCTTGAAGATGAACAAATGTTCAGATAATCAACAAAGATAATATCTGGTCTGAAATTCTTTTTGAGTGCCAAATCATTTAACAAAGCTCTGAAGTGTAAGACTGATGCAGATGCAGTTGGATATTCTTTGATAATCAACTTACCTTGAGTTTTGTTCAATAGAGAAGAAAATTTCTTCTTATAATCTTCTTTACTAATTGCATGTAATTCATTCAGGTCGATGTTCAACAAATTCGCATCAATACGTTCAGCAATCTTTTCTTCAGACATTTCAAGCGTAATGTAAAGAACATTTTGCCCTTGTGACAAAGAACCAGCAGCAACGTGACACATAAACAAAGATTTACCAACACCGGTACCAGCCAATGCAATGTTCAACGTTTTGACTGGCAAACCACCTTTGGTGATTTTATTGAACATGTCCAAATCAAAACGAATTCTGGATTCGACTTTGTGATATGAATCATATCGTGAATCGTAATCTTTGGTATAATCATGACCAATATTATTATCGAAAGAAACACCAAGTGCATCACTCAAAAGTTTTGGAATTTCACCTTTCGATTTCTTGCTGTTTTTGTCATCAAGAATGGAAACAGATTCCATGATTGCATTATAAATTGCTTTGTCTTGACAAAATTTTTCTGTTTGATCAGTCAACCATTTTTCTTCTGTCGGTTCATTTTTTTCTTGATGTATTTCATTCAACAAAGAAATCGAATCAGACACTTCTTGTGCAGTTAGATTCTTTTTCTCCGTAAAATTGATAATTAATGCTTCATGTGTTGGAAGACTTTTATACTCATTAACAAAAGAAAAAATTTCCTTGAACACAATTTTTTCTGTGTTATCAAGGAAATAATCTGGCTGGAGAAACGGTAATACTTTTCTGGTATATTCTTCGTTATAAATCAAATTCTTCAGAATCGTTTTTTCTAATCTGTTCATTGTTTTTAATAATAATCTCTGTTAGTAAATCACCTATGATATTAACAAATTCTTGATTGTTTTTCAAGTGTTCAATATCATGTTGACCAGAATCGTGTATGAAATAGTTGAAACGTAAAATTGGTATATTTAAAGTTTCATCTACACCAATCATACCATATGAATAAATCACACCGGCGTAATTACCGGTAGTGATTTTAATCCATGTATGTTCTTCGTCAGAATCTACAAATTGATATTCAGGCAGATTCTTCTTCTTGAAGAAGGACTTTATCCGACTCCATAATGCTACCATATGCAATGCCATATTTTTTTCTCACATATTCCTGAAAATCTTTATTTTGTAAAATTGATTCCATAAATTCTGGTGTTTGTGTATCATCAAATCTGTACTTCTGACCAATCTCACCAGTTTCTTTATCGACCTTTGCATACCAACCATTTGAAGGTTTTACGACAAAACCACCTTCCATGGCAACATCAAGAATTCCAGAATACTTGTTGATACCACCTTCAAATTCAACAGAGATAGGAATCTTTGATTTCTCACGAACATATCTTGATTTCTCAACGTTGATGATGAAATTATAACCTGTGATTTCTGTACCATCTTTTTCTTGTTGACGACCAAGAATGTAAATGTTATCTGCTGAATAATAAGAACCAGTTCCGCCACCAACAATATCTTTAGGAAACATTCCAATTTCTTTATAGGTATGATTCACGACAACCATTGGAATATCTTTCATAGTTAGATGTGGTGTCACCATACGGAACAAACTCTTAACTTGTTTTGCTCGACTCATATCTGCAACAGATTTTTGGTCTAGTGCATCTTCTACTTCTTTCTTGGACGCAAGGTTACCAATAGAATCAAGAACAATAATCAGTTTATCACCACGTTCAATATCTTGAAGTTGGTTCATGATATCAAATTTCAACTGTTCAATATCGGTAATTGGAGTATGAAGAACACGATTCATATCGATATTAAAAGTTTCAAAATACTTTATTGGAGTACCAAACTCAGAATCATAAAACAAAAGAATTGAATCTGGGTATTTGTCCATGTATGCTTTTGCCATCAAAAGACTAAAAGCAGTTTTGAAATGTTTCGATGGACCTGCCCACATAGTAAGACCAGGTGTGAAACCACCTTTCAAATCACCAGAAAAAGCAACGTTAATCATTGGAACGCTTGTGCTAATCATATCTTTTTCTGTGAAAAACTTTGATTTTGAAATGATTGCTGTGTCTTTGATTGTAGTATTTTTCTTCAACTTATCAAGTAGATTACTCATAATATTTTCCTTTTAAATAAAAAAACTGTCTAATGTGTTTACTTTTTCTGCTTGCCAACCTACACATTTCAAAACGCTATCGATTGGTTCAAGAAATGTCTTTTCAAACTGCTTATCATAATCTACATATTCACTCAATTCAAACTCTTTAGGTAATCTTGTTGGATACGAAATTACAGAATCTTTAAAGGGATTTGGTTGTTTTAGATAAGTAAATTTAATCTTTTCACCCTCTTTGATCAAAGGATACTTTTTAGTCAAACCCAACTTTTGTAGATAATGATTATATAGTATTGCACCTTTCACATGAATGGGTGTTCCTTTTGCGTAAAGCATAACTGCATCGGAGTATGTTGCAAGACCATTCAAACCTCTAGGGAAAGAAACTTCTTCTGGAGATAAATTTTTAAATTCGCGTCTGAAGTTTTCGATATATTCCTGAACATCAGATTCATTCTTGTTCACGATGATCTTAATCAATTCTGCCATTCTTGTTCGAACAGCTTCTGGTGTGGATGATTTAATCATTTCCATACCCATGACTTTTAAATGTGGTTCTTTGTATTGAACACCTTCATTATTATGAACATTTAAAATATATCTTTTCTTCGCTGTCCAAATACCTTTATCAGCCAAACCTTCTCGCTTCATCTGCATCTTTTGTGCAAACGCATGAACATATTCTGCCAACTCTACATATGATTTATCTATGTAAGGTTGAATTTTTTCTTCGCAGATTTTATCCATCATTTTGATTGTTTCTTCTGTGGAACGATCTTTGAAAAATCTTTCAATGATTGGACCCATATTCAAATAAATCGAATCTGTATCAGATGCAATCACATAATCAACGTCATCAGTTTTCAATAGATTGTTTACATATTGATTAATTTTATTTTCAATCCAACGAATCGACAACTGACCAGCTAAAGTAACACCAACTGCCATTCTCAAATCATAGAATCTAAAATACTGAGAACCCATGGCACCATAAGCCGAATTTAGACCAACTTTCTTTGCGAGTTGCAGATTCTTATATTTTGCAATTTGCTTAACCAATTCACGTTTGGTTTCTTCGTCCGTTGCATTTTCATATTCTTGTTCAGCTTTCAGCATCATTTTCTTGAACTTTTTACGATCTTCATACATGCCTTGAAGCATTTCAGGAAGAAAACCTTGAAAGTCAGTACGGAAAAGTTGTCCGTTGGGTGTGATAGTACAATGCATTGGTCCGAGAAAAGAAGTATCAACCTTTTTATTCAACAAACCATCAACATTAACTTTATCAATTTCTTGTTCAAATAACTCTATAGCATGAAGTTCTTTTTGTAGTTCTTCAGTCGTTAATTCTTTTACATTACGAAACATTATTTTATTTTCCTAATATTATATTCTTTTAATCTATTTTTGATCAAAACTTCACTACAACCATACAAAACAGCAATCTCTTTTCTTGTTTTATCACATTCAATATAAAGATTAAACAATTCGTCTTTTTCTATTTTATAAATTCTTTTTTCACGACAAGTTTTTTTATATCGCTCTCTCGTAGAATCACTCATTGGATATTTTTTTCCTGAAATTCTGCCACCAGTATTCTTCGATACATTATACAGTGTACCACCTTCAGAAATCAAACCATATTTTTGTATCAGTTCTGATTCCTTTTTTTCACATGATTTTCTATCACCTTCAAAGATTTTTTCAACTTTAGGTTCTATACCAGACAATTTCATTTTTTTAATTTTACCATAAAAAGAAGGATATTCAGCATCATATGGCATATATGATGATGGTTTTAAATGAGACCACGCACGATATCCAGAACCCACACCAATATAAAAAGGTTCGTTTTTGTTATCTTTATAAACATAAACATAATTCATTTGGATATATTCCTTTGATTAACAAATAATTATATCCTATTTATACATTTCTGTTTTTCAATTCATTTATTAATTTTTGTTTTCTATCTTCTATATAACTTCTTTCCACAAGATTTTCTGGTGAAATTGTATATTGCATTATTAGATGAGGATAAAGTGAATTTAAGTCAAAACTGGCGACGAAATGATGAATACCAACTTGTGGGTCTTTAACATAAGCACCTTCAAAAGCAGAATCTTTTTCCTTAACAATCTTTGGCGGTACAACAATATTTCTTTCAATCAAATAATTGTAGATTAAAGAATCCCACATTCTTGTCTGTGCAAAAATGTCTTCATAGTTACTTTTTGTATCATAAGCAAGAGTTAATCCAAGTTCAATCAACTTCAACTTGTCTTCAAGTTTCAAAATCAAATCAACGTCTTTAATGTTATATTCGATAAACTTCTGAAAATTCAATTTATACAATTGATGCAAGTTGTCATACTCATCATATGATAGTTTATTTTCACCCAACTCGACATATGCAATATTATCAAGTCTGTATGATTCTTGCGATTTGCCTTCAGGAGCATACCATTTATATAATTCAAGATAATCAAGAACACCTATACCAAAAACTTCATAAGCAGTTTGTTCTTTGCCTTTAATGAATGTGCTTCTCTTATCAACTTTATTCCAAGGAGACAACTTATTGGATTCTCCTTCTCCAAGAATTTTTTCCATACGATTGTACAGATATGGAATATCAAAGAACTTGACGTTCCAGCCAGTCAAAACATCTGGATAGTTTTCTTGCCAATCTTTAAGAAATTGTTTGCATAGAGAA